TACGGATAATTGCGTTACTTGCATCAGCCGTAGGAAACTGAACAGTAAAATCGCCAGAACTAGAAGTTTTATCCCCACCAAAATCAAGAGTACACACTGATGGATCTCCTGATGCTGAATCATTGAAGATCATACAGCCTCGAGCTGTGATAGAACTGCTCGAGAAAGTTAAATCAGAAAAATCAGTTAGAGCAGTAGTTCCTGAAGTGCTTGGGTCTACACGAGTTAATGCAGCACCTTTAGCAGTATAACCTGTACCAGACACTTCGTTAGAGGTGGTGTATGCAGTAGTGCTCGCCCCTAAACTAGCAGAGCTAGTGTATAAGGCAAGATTAAACGTGCTTCCACCAGAGTTTTTAAAGTTGTGAACAGCTTCTAAAATTTCTTTTTTAAAACTTGTACACATCGCAGTTGAAATAGCCATTACAGTCTCCTTAAGATGTCGGCCATATCCTGATGACCTTGGTTTTCTAGTTGAGCGATTAGAGTAGTTCTGTCACTTTTTACCGCCTCAGCCAAATAAAAAGCAACGACGTTTTTAACATCTTCTTTAAACGCTTCTGCCTGTTGCGCAATTAAAGGATGACAATTTCCTCCAACACTCACAATTCTGTTTGCAGCTGATTCAGCCCAAAATTCTACAGAGTGTCCTTTATTTTCTGTCGTGGTAACTAATACGTTACCAACTTCCATATTAGAAGCACCAACTAACATGTTATTTACCCTCTAGCGATATCATAACGATACTCATCTCTTGCGCCATAGCCTTGTCCCAAATTCTTCAAGCTATTTATTGCTTGAACAAATCTTTGTTCATACTGGGCTACTTCCTCAGGCACTTTTAAAAACGTCGCAGCTTCAACTAAGGTACCATACAAAAGAGCGTCTGGGGCATTTACAGATAGCCAAGTCGTTTCTGAACCAGACGTAGTTGTTAAAGAGGCTGGTCGATACTTGTAATGCAATTCAAAAGAATAGTTTTGATCGGGCGTTGGGGCCAGCATAAAAGTATTGTCGTCAAAAAGAGCGTAATACTTGGGTGCTCCAGTTGTTGCTGGATTAGGGGTGTAATCTCTAATAAAGCTAACGTGTTTAAACAACAAGTATGTATAAACATTGCTGGAAATCACCGCCAGACTATATGGTGCTAAAAAGTCTGTTGGGGTGCTTAGATAAGTATTACTGCTTGCAGCTGAACCTGTTACATTTTTTCTAAAAACAGGAAGCTCAACGTTTTTGAGAATCCTTTCTTCAGACTCTTTTATAAACGTGTCTAAATCTGAGACAAAGGTAGTTTCAGAAGTTTCGCAATAATCTTGCACAGTAGATTTTAAAGTAGCTAACGTAAAGCTCATGAGGTCTCCACTGTAACAGTTCCAATTTCACCTGTGCCGAATACCCCATCGAATTTAGTCCCGATAGGATCTACGACAGATAAAGGTTGTCCTCCGACATTAACACCACTATCTGTAGTATTACTCGGCCCCGTCGTTCTAACCACTCCAAGCTGAGATTGTGGCAAAGATACTTCTGGTCGAGCTTGTCTTAAGGCTTCTGGGTCAGTCGCTTGTCTAGGTGGTTCTAATTGAGGGTGCTTAGGTTCAAAACACTCTGAACAAACTTTAAACCCTGTCCACTCCATGCGGAGGTCTAAGTATTTAGTTCTAAACCCACAGCGATCACAGACACCGTAAGAGTATTTACCTAATGCAAAAGCCATTAAACATACGTCCGCTTTGGCACTAATTGAAGTGAATCATCAGTGTCGTACCGTATTGCATTAACTAAGTTTTGTTCATACAGAGGCTGTAACAGCCCTGCTTTGTCAGGGTTCTTTTTTAACGCTAAATTGAAAGCTAACCCAGTGACTAAACACGGTAAAAACCTGCTAGGTAAATCTACATCATCTACAGACCCAGAAATATCCTGAATTCTTTTCCACCGATAAGAAACAAGTTTATCCGTAGAGTTTTCAGGAGCTGGCCAAACAAACAACTTTGGAGTAACTGTTCTCTCTAAATAATATTGAGTGGGTCTTGCTTGAGTATTTTTATTAGGTATGTCTAAATACTCTCCTCTCTCAATACGATCTATTTGAAAGTCTGTTTGTGTCCCATTGACTGTCCTTCTAATGACAGCGTCTAGAACATCTATGTCATACTCATTAAGAGAATAGGAAGTAGTCCCCTGAACTAAATCAAGGGATACTTGCTCTACTTCCCAAAGTTGAACACCATATCCTGTACGATATTCTAGTCCAGCTAGTTCGTAGGCTTCTTCAATCGCATCCGCTGCGGTTAAAGTAAAAGTTCTTGTTCCTGATGTCGCCATTATCCATAGTTCTTCAGAAGTTCTAGAACGATCACATAGCTGTCGTTAGAAGATGCGCCAATGGTGGTCAGGTTTATATCCCCAGTTTTACCAGAGCCTGACGTGTTTTTAAGTCCTCCAAAAGGACTAAAATCCATGTGGCCATTACTATCTTGAGCTAACCCAAGAGCGATGGTGTCTGTGGTAGCATCAAATAAAAGTTGTACTTGCGTAAAACCAATAATTGAATGAGTTACTTTTTCTATAAGCACACTACTACAGGCAGTCCCATCTTCTCTCGTTGCCAAACCACTAACATCAATCTTAGTTACAGCACTTTCACCAGTTCCGTCGCTAAGATTAGTTAGTTGTATGACAGCTTTATGAGTACCATCAGAAATAGTAGTTGTTGTTACTGCATCTGCCATATCAATTTACTCCAGTATTAAGCGTCTGCAAACGGAGTAACGAGAGTACCTGATCCAAGAGTCAATCCTTCTACTGCGTATTTCGCACTAGCGATAGCTGTAACTCGGATAATACTTCCTGCAATACCGCCTTTAGTGCTGCCATTCAGCGTAATTACATCGTTAGAAGCCCCAGAAATAAAGGTTTTACCAGTTGCATCATCTACCCCTGTGTAAATTCCTCCAACAAACTTATCGGTGCCGTCTGTCAAAAGATCCATGTCAGTAGCAGCAGTTACGACTATGAATGTAAACTGAGCGCCTAAATTATTCGTTTGATCTGGGGCGGTCGGATCAGTGGGAGTAGTTGTAACGATTGAGGGCAACGTGAATTTGCCATCTGCATCATTACAAAGAAGAATTTTCCCCGCATGAGCTGCAACAGTTATTGTTGTGTCTGCGGTTAAACTAACTGTAGCGTTAGTTCCTGCGTTTATAAAACCCGCCAACGATCGGATTGGGCCAGCGAAAGTAGTCTGTGCCATTGTAGTTACCTCTTTACGAAAGGGTTCGTTTTAGTGTCTTCGTAAACGTCTGCTGAGCCAGTCACTAAAACTAATTTTTCTCAGATAAAGTGTTTATACAGGAGAAAAAGAAAAGGGGCAACAAGTGCCCCTTTCTTAGCAGTATTATGCAGCTCCAGGAGAACCGAAAATACCACGCCAGTCACTAAAGCCAAAACTATAGCGTTCTCTGGCTTTATA